AACACCTCTAGTGGCACATCACTCACTACCACAACAACTAATAGTACGGGAAATAGCGTAAACTCGTATGTAAACACTGACTCTTCTTCAAAGTCAGACAGAGGCGCGCCTCTTGTTGGCGATCCAACGGTTAATACTACGAGCAGTGGACGACAAACAAATAACGGAACAAATAGCGGAACATCAACATCGAACTCCACATCTAATACAACATCTGATCAGAACTCTGATGGAACTTCCACTGGCACTAGTACCAGCAATACAACAACAACAGGATCATCTACTAATAGCAACAGTACAACAAGCAATTCTACCAGTAGCGGGACAAATGATTCGACTGGAACGTCAACCAGTACTAGCACTTCAACAAATACCAGCACATCCACATCAACGGGTACTGGTACAAATACATCTACTTCAGAGTCCACTAATAATTCAACTTCGTCATCCAGCGGAACAAGCGCATCAGCTAATACCTCAACTTCAACATCTAGCGGAACGGGTACAAGCAGTTCTACTTCCTCTACGACTGGGACGAGTTCTGGAACAAGCACATCCACAAACGTTACAGATTCTACATCTCAAAGCACTAGTGACAATAATTCCACCTCTCAGTCAACATCCACTTCGTCAACAACCTCCACAGGTAAATCAATCTTCAATGTCAGTATTCCTAAATGCTTAAGAGGAAAATTAACCATTGCTCTTCCCAGTGGAGGATCGTTCATCATACCGCAAACACGCCAAACTGATTTGTCTTGGGGTCAATACATTGAGGTGGCAAGACAGAGCGAGCATTGGAAGCAGGGTATCTGGGTTACTGAAATTACCGAAGTCTTGTTGCCCACACTCTAATTATGGCTGATATCATAGATAACACAACCGCTGGACCTATACCTGATAACGCAGACCCAAGACCAGTAGACGTAATAACTGATCAAAAGATCAAACAGGATAACATTTCTGTTGGGGGATCACAACAGCCCCCCACTATTACGCCACCAATGCCAGCAAACGTTGGCGCGCCTCCAATGCCGTATGCCGAGGTATCCATGCCTTCTGTCTCAAGTTTTGCACAAGAGGCGGCAAGACAGGCGGCTCAGGATGCGGTCAAGGATACCATCAAGAACATGACCATCAATGGTCAGTCTCCAACCATTTCAGGTTCTTCTATATCGTTTGATGTTCCTGTGATTCCACCAGCTAGTTCGGCCTTTGCAACACAGAATCCTCCAGTAGCGCAAGCTCAAGCACCAGCTACACCGCCCCCTCCCACAACAGCACAGGCCCCAACAACTCCACCTCAAACCACAACGCCTCCCGCAAAGCCGAGTGAGCCACCAAGCAATACCGAGACCTCAGGAGCGAAAACCCCAGACAGTGCAGAACCCGAAGAGGACTCTTCCGCAGCAGCCTATAAAAGGGGCTATGAACGTCAACAGGCTAAAAAAGCAGCCCAAGCACAGGAAGAAGTAAACCCCCTTAGTAGGGAGAGGGGAGGTCAAGAAATGCGAGGGGAATACCGTGAACGTATGGCGGAGATGGATGCACTGAGCAAAGACAAGGATGTGGAAAAGGCAATATCGGCGGGTGATGCCTCTTATTTTAGAAGCGGGTTTGTGCCTGTCCTTTTAAAAAGAAATGACGGCAAACGCAAAATATTGCTCCAAGTAGATAATGCAAACTCATCAGTTGTATATGGAGCAACGCGGGGAGAGAGGACAACACCTATCCCGGGGGAAGGCGGCTATTATACATCAGATACAGAAAACGGATGCCCATTTGACGTTATTATGGAGGCTAAAGCCCCGCCATCTAATGAAGGCTGCTCGCCTTCAACGGAATCTATTTTTGCCGCCGTAAAACACACAGACTGTCAGGACTGTGTGGGTGATAATAACTATTCAAGATATAGCAGTCTTTTTGCAAAAGATGAAGAAGTGGGCCTTTATGCATTTCACGGAGAAGATGCGGATTACAATTTTAAACTCCTAGCAAAAAACGACGAATCCACACTTACTTTCTATGATGGAAGTTCGGAAAAATATCTTGATATGGGTGTATCTGCTGATGAAGCCTTTATGTGGGGATACATAAATAATCAAGAAATTAATTTTAGAGCAAGGGTCACGGAAGAACTTGGAGTATTTGAACTCTGGAATGACAATGGAGCATATTCCAAGCTTTATCTAGATGGCACAGAGGCTGGTTTTGAGGCTAAAAATGCCGAGGGAAATGAAGTTACTATTTATCCAGCAGAAGCTTGGCTCAAAAACAATAGCGAAGGTTCTTGGACGCAAGTTTATTCTGGTGGAATATACATGAACGATGGAACTAATTTCATTAATATTCAAAACCCATCAGGCAAGGATATTTATTTTCAACAAGTAACTGTGTGCGTTGGCGGCGCGTCAAGAACAGCCTACGTTCTAATGTCTGATCCAGAGTAGCATGGAAATTGTTATCAGTATTCCAAATGGCGAAGGTGGATGCGCGTGTTGCGGATGCGCGGATTATCAGTACTATGCAAAATATCATGGTTCTGATGAGTGTCCAACAGTTGGCAGCGGTGACCCTGAAGGGACATGCTTTCCAAGCGAAAACATTGGAAGCTGCTCTGGACTAACAGAAGATGCCACACTAAAGTCTATAGTGTTTCATATAGACTGTCTTACTGGGAAATCTGCAAAGGCGGATGTTAGTATGAGTTTTGACGATTTTGGCAGCATAGGCACATTAAACTGCAATGAAGTAGCATCATGTAGTACATGTGGGGTTAGTGGAACAGTAGTACCAAGCATAGAGTGGGTAACAGCAACCACCTTTCGATTAACCCTCGACATACACGCACAAAATGCTTACTGGGGTGGACCCTATGGTTATTATGGCTGGATAAAATGGTACTTTGAGTAATGATTCCAACAAGAACATTTGCACGGCCCAAGATGCTTTTTATGGCAGAGAATTTTTCTAACGCTATGAATGAGTGGAGGAAGGCTGGATTTAAAATTGTGACAAATGAGCAATTTGAATCTCGTCACACAATTTGCAAGGGATGTGAATTTTACAAGGCAGAGGCTTTTTTGAATACTGGGCAGTGTGTAAAGTGTGGTTGCAGCATAAGAGCAAAACTCAGACTAACTACCTCAAAATGCCCCATTGACAAATGGGGTCCTGAAAACTATTCATAAACAATGAACGAAACAGTTGTAAGGCTTACACCCAGTCAATTCGACTCTCTTAAAATGTTTTTAGACCGCTCGGAGATGAGAGGTTATGAAGTGGGTAAATTCCTTGAACTTGCCAGAGTGATTAATGAAAGCACTAATCCCAAGCCAGTTAATAAGGTTACGCCTCAAGAAGCTGACTTCTCGTAAGCCTTGTTGCTTATCGTGAAGTAGGTCCCACATTCATTGCATCTCATCTGTCTCTTAAGGACTCCGAGGGCCGTTGTCTTGGTCTTACTAAGATGGGTCCTTAAAGACTCGCAGTTGGGACAATCCCTGCATTCCCCGCCATATGCCGTTGCGTAGTTGAACTTATGTGGGGCGTAGGTGCGAAGTTCTTGGTAAACCTGTTCCAACAAAACCACATCTTTCTGGCAGTAGGCTACCATCTTTTTCAGGCTTTCCATGCACTTGTCCAAAACGATGGCCTTCCACAGGTCAAACCCTCCTGTCTCCATTTTGCCTCCAAGGCCCAAGAACTTGGCGATATAGTCCAGCTTGTTGCTGTTGAACAGGAACTGGGATTTAGCGGCCTTCAGGGTGTCCAGCGTTGTGTAGTTGGGGTACATCGGGATTCGGTGGTACAGGCATCGCGTCTTCAGCCATTTAAGATCGTACCTATCCGAGTTGTGGCCAATTGCCTCATCGGCGGAATTGATGATTGCAACAAACTCCTTCAACATCTTCTTGTCGCATTGGCGGCGATCCCAAGTAAGGCTATGGACTTCATCAGTCCCCTCCCATTTCCAGCAGATGCAAATGATGGCCCGCTCCTTCAGTATGTTGTCATGGGGGATGGTTAGTTCGTAGCCTGTCCTCCAAGACAGGACTACATTGGGGCTAGTTTCAATGTCGAAGAATAGCCGCCGTTTGTTGGTTTTCATAAAAGTTAAATGGTCTTAGATTTGATTTTTGTGGACTCCCCGTCATCGTCATCATCCTCTTCGTCTTCTTCATCCTGAGCGTAGAGTATGTCGTGGATATTGGCTACCATTCCCTCAATCGTGTAGTCATTGCCAAATTTAACAAATCCATTCTTGGTTGTTCCCCCCTCATGGAAGGTTACCACAACTATTCCAGAGTCGAAATATTCGACAAGCTCCCTGACAAGACGCTCTAACACCTCTTGTGCCTTGGGGCAATGATCCGCCATAACCTATTGTTCTTCTCGACAATCTTTGCATATCCTGATTACTCCGACATGCTTGATAACCGTTTGTTCAATATTCTTTGACCCACAGTAGGCGCAGTCTTTGCTTTGCTGCTTATTGTGGTGAGATTTGCGGGGTTTCTGATGGTTGCTATTCATTATTTCTTTGAGGGATGGATACGAATAAAGCATCGTGCAAGCGAAATGTTTCGGCGTTTGAGCCAGACCCCATCACCAGACTCGCTTTCACGATCTCCTTTTCCGTTAGTGTTGCCCTCAACGCATTGGATAGACTGCTTGTTTCCCGCAACTACAATACCAGTGTGGGAGAAGTCAAAGACAACAATGTCTCCTTTTTGGGGCAATGAGGTGTCGGGCAGGATGCTCGTTGTATTGGGATGTTTCCTAGCCCAGCCCATGAGTCCAAATGCTGAAGCTGTGCGGGGACGCCATTGTGAGGGGGTGCTAACCTTTAGATCAAGCCACTTGGTATTCTCCTTGTCCTTGATCCATTCAGCCACACACCAGTCAACAAAGGCTGCACACCATGGCCAAACTGCTGGAGACAAGTTGGTAGCAGATTGATACTCGCGGATTTTCTTGCCGCGATTATTCCCACCAACTTCTTTTACTCCAACTTGCGAAAGGGCAATATCAGCAAGTTTCTCAATCATCACTTTGACAGCAATTGGCCTTACCAATGTTCCAAGCCCTAGAAATCCGTGCCACCTCTGACTCCAAAGGAACTGGCAACTTTACCTCCTTTTCGGGAGAATTTGACGGTGAACCGAAGGGAACGAAGCAGCCGCAAGATGAACCATTGTCTGGCAGGCTTTGGATGAATTCTTTGGAGTATGGCATTTAGTTGTTCCTCTCTTAATGGTTGTTGACTCACTGTTGGACAGGGATAGCCTTTCGTACTTCACTGTATGTAATCGGCCCGATAACCCCGTCTTGATCTGTATTGACCATTGCTTGGATGCTTTTGATGCCATCGGTCTGAACCCTGTTGGTAAGGTAGTTAACAATGGACAAAATAAATGAAACCGCAAATCCTGTTACGGCCACTTGATCTACGTTGCTCGCAAGGTTGGAATCAAACGTAGCCAGCTTTCCGATACCAGCACCAATAAGCCCAGCAATGATGGGAGTGAGAATACCCCCAAGCCGTGAAACCAAAAATGCTAGGATTGTGTTTTTCACAACTCATCCTCCATCTTTAGCTTTTGTACGGCAGATTCAATGGTAAAGCGAATGAGGGACTCCGAAGCACTGTAGCCATTACGGACGGCAGCCTGAGTCAGCTTTTTAACGGCGGCTTCGCGTTTTTGCGACCCAGTTTTATCGGTGTCAGCCAACTCGCGGACAATGTCCAGAGCGAGCGGCAACAGAGAGGCTGCTGCATCCACAAAGAGTTGGCGAAGAATTGGAGCGTAGAAGTTCCAAATGATGGACGGAACTCCTGCTAGTTTGGCGAAAAATGACTTCATGGTTTAATATTGGATCAATAGCCCTTGGTTTGCAAGTAATCTTCGATTCTTTTTGTGCGTTCATCAATGCGAGCCAAGGTCTCACTCCTGATATTAGCGTCCTTTTGAATCATGTTGATTGTTGCGTCCTGTTTGGCGTCATTGTTCTGTATGGACCTCATTTGCTCTGGGAGAATAATCCAGCCATTGAGGGCGGAAAACATGGTAACCATGAGAGCAATTCCAGCAACCAACTCGCTCATGGTCAGCCTGACTCCACGCTCCATCCCTTTGCGTCTTGGGATTTCTTCAAGGCTCATGGCTCAATAGTTGTTATGATTGAAGCTAGTTGATAGCGGATGGACCACTCGGTGTAGGGAAATACAGTGGCGAATCCATCATCTCCACGCAGGGCAGCAGCAATATACCCAAGACCCAACCGCTCATCCCAGTCTATTTGAATATCTGTCGTTCCCTTGATACTGTTGTAGATAGCACTCCACAACCACGGGTTCTTCAGGGAAATGTAGTCAGCCAGACTTCTTGACGGATCGTAGGCAAAGGCAATCTTAGCCAAGATGTACTTCTCAGGAAGGGACCAATATTCAGATATTGACCCTGTTCCAGTCTTGGCAACCAACCACCTAGCCAAAGCCTGCTTCTTAGGAAGGCTGGCAACCTCTGCGAATTTAGCCGTAAGCGTAGGAAGTGCCATGAGCCAACCCCTTGTTTCGGGGGGGCTTAGGCCATCCCCATCATTCGCTGGGCCATACCCTGCATAGGATTGGATTTGGTTTTGCCCTTTTCCATTCCCATTTCAGATTCGGCCATCATATCGGTTTCGGCCTCGTTGCCAGCTTCAGATTCGGAATCGTCGCCTACAACCTCAACCCCAGCGATCATCGTGGGATAGAGTTCATTGCCTTCGACCCTAAACGTAACAAGTTCTTCAAACGTGTCGCCGTCTTCGGTTCCTTCTGGGAGCGTGTAGCCTTCTGGTATTTTGATGTTCATAATATTTAATCTTTCCTCATAGAGCTTGCCTCAGATTTTATTCCGAGGCAAGCCTTGATGAAGGAAGTATCAGCTATTAGGACAGATACCCGTAGCCACTGCCAGTCGGGCAAGCAACCAGATCATTGGCCAGATTGCAACGAAGGTGCAAGATGTAGTAAGCCCACTGCGGGAAGACTTGCTTCACGGCACAGGCCATCTTGGCGCGCCAGTAACCACTGTTTTTGTCAGGGTTACAGGTGACATGGTATTCGTTGATCCAGCGGAAATCACCCCGGTAGTTCTGAGCATCATAGACCAACTTGCCAACGCGAAGGTTGGTAGTAGGCACAAGCCACTCAGCAGCCTTCGGATGGAAAATAACCGTAGTGGAATATTTCGCCGTCTTGTAGGCAGGGTTGATAATGTACTTGGTTCCCTTGGTCGCGCTAGTCGAGACGTAGGGGGTGACTTCAACAAACGTGCCGTTGGGGCCGTCATTGAAGCGTTTCGGGAACGGACGGCTATGGAAGGTGAACCCACCATAGGACTTGCCGGGAAGCATGGTCGAACCATTGGCTCCCAGAAGGTCGTTCACACGATCACTCCAACGAACGTCCTGACGGACATCCTGTTGCAGTTTGACAAGGTTCTCAATCGTCGCACGTTCAGAGAAGACGTTGAACACAGGCGAACCATCGTCCGTCACTGCATCGCCGTCATCGCCAGCGTTGTCCTGATAGAGGTTGTCGTAGATTTGACGCAAGACGCCGGGAGTCAAAACGCTCGTAGGCTTGGTCGTGGGGAAGGCTGCGCTGTCCGTGGGCATGCCCGGAGCGACAACAACCTTGTTCTGAGCGATAGTGAAGTAGTCGTTATCATAACGCTCAATCCACTCAACGTTCACGTTGTCTGCCAACGACTTGATGTAGTTGTTGACATCGTCAACGGGGAACGCGCTAGTGCGAACGTCCTCCAAGCAAATCCACTCAGACTCAATGGCCTGATGGCGCAGGGAGAACTGCTTCTGATCGAAGGCGTAGCCAACCTTCTTGATCGGCGGCTGACACGAATCAGTCTCACCGTCCTCACCAGAAACTCCAACAAGCTCCCAGCCCGTGCCAGTGGCGCGGGTACGCTGGGCGATAGTGTTGGTGATGGTTTTACCCATGTTGTCGGGGAAGGCCGATTGGCTGACGAAACGGAGATAGGGGTCCTTATAAAGGCCCAAGCGGTGCGTACCAAGAGCGATACGTCCAGACTCTCTCTGGAAGTTGTCGTTAATGGCTTGGCAAGTAATTCCTGCTGGTGCTGACATATTTTTGGTTTTTTCTAAAGTTAAGTTAGGTTAATTGGTTTCGTTTGAAAGGTCTATACCCCGCAAACATATTTCGGTTTCTGGGCCGCGCCAGACTTTAACGGCTAATTTATCTTAGAAGGCTAACCGCCAGCGGGTGTCTGTGACCAACTCAGACCCAAGTCTTATGTTGGCATAAATACATCAGATACGTTTTCTTGTCAACAAGAAAATTGCGGGGACAAGAATCGAACTTGCCTAAGACTGCTTATGAGACAGTTGAACTCACCAGAGTTCTACCCCGCTTTTATCGACCAAGAATAGAAGCACCGAAGTTGGTGAGGCTTCCTGAATCACTATCTTCATCATCAGAATCAACTTCAGCGGCAGAGGTCCCCAGTGATGGAGTAGCCTTCACAAAAGAATCAACCTGTTGCTGAAGCTCCTTAATTTTAGCGTCCTTTTCAGAAACAGCCCGTTCAAACTTGGTGGCGTAGTGGTTGATTGCTGACTCCAAGAAAGGGACAACAGAAGCCTTAGCTACAATATTGGACCGATCCTCAACAGAAAGCCTGTCTAGGTTGGTCTCAAATGCCATTTTGCGGGCGTTACGAAGATATGTATTCCAATCATCATGTCCCTCAATCTCCTTCAGGAAGGAATGCTTGTCCTCAAAAGAAGTCCAAGCCTTAGTGGTAAATGCCTTTTGGAGACGTTGATCATTCTCAATGAACTCTTGATCTTCGCGCGCCTTACGGGCTGACGCCTCATCGTTAAGGATGAGAGACTCTTTCTCCATAGAAAGATGCTTCTCATACAGATCATGGTATTTATCGGCCATCTTAATAATGGACAATTGTTCCATGCGTTTAAAGTCACCAGTTAGATCGTCCAAAGCTTCGGCTCGCTTGCGAACATCTGGTTCTGCCAAAGCATTCCAAAGTTTGCCATAGTCTGCTCCATTGACATCTGCAATAGCCTTAACGTCAGCCTGCAAGCTATTAAGCGGCTTCCTTACGCTCTCCACATAGGCGGGGCTACGCTCAAAGTTGGCAGCCCGTAGCTCACGGTCAATCTCGCTCATCCTGACCTTGTACTCTTCAAGCTGTTGTTTGAGGGTGTCAACTTCCTGTGTGCTGATCTTGGACCCAGCTTCTTTAGCTGCATCCAGTTCTGCCTTGAGACGGTCCCGATCTTCGCGGGCTTTTCTCATCTCAGACTTAATTTCCCTCCAAGAGGCAACTCCCTTTTCAGAATCATCACCCTCAGGCTTATCTGCTATGGTTTTGTCATCAAAGTGAGGATTAACGGGAAGGTCGCTATCCGAATCGGCCTCACTTGATTGCGCGTTAGTATCGCTTGAGGATACTTTTTTGGTAACATCCGCAACAGTTTTGGCGGCTTCCTCCTTGGAAACTTTGGGCTTCTTGTCCCCCTTTGACTCAGCGGGTACAGGAGCCTTGGTCTTTTCTGGGGTGGATTGCTCTTTTGTGGGTTCAGGAGCAGTTGGTTCTGGGGTAGAAACAACAGCCTCTTGCGGGGTTTCTGTGGGTTGCGGTTCTGGAGACTGTTGGCCGAAAACTGCGCCAGCAAAGTCTGCATCGCCCGTAAGGGCTGAGTTTAGGATACTTGCCATAATGTAGTGCTATTTATTTTGTTTGGTTTTGCTCTGAAATAATATGTGAGAATGGTTGGGGCAATTCAAACTTTGGTTTGGTTTCTACCCTACCAGTAGACAGAATTTCCACCAAGTCAATGACTTCCTGCGATCCCTCGTAGAATCCAGCACTTTTAATAAAAACGGGCGACAGGTCAAAACCTTGGGCTATGGGTCCAGTGTTGCGACGAGGGCGAAGTCTGCGGGCAATAAATTTCAAGCCTTTTTGCATGTGGGGTAGTTCCCACGTTTTAGCCCACGCGCGGGCATCCTGATCTGTCCAGTCCATTAGGGATTAAATAGCTTGTTCGATAAGAGGAGGGCGTCCACCAGCATTAGGTGGGGATGTCCTTTCAAGAAGACTATTCTTCGTTTTCAAATCATTCAAGGCCATTTGTTGTCTGATTGTATCCATCTTCTGTTGATGGGTTTCTTGGTTCATCATGCGTTTTTCCTGCATTTCTGCCAACTTGAGTTGCGCTTTTTGCAATTCCATTTCGGAACGAGGATCAATCTGCTGACCCTGCGGAGCCTGTTGCATAACCTGTTCCTGCATCTTAGTTTGTTCGGCCATAGCTCTATTGATTACCTGCTGCTCCAACTCATCCACATAAGCAGTGACGTTCTGAAGCTGACGCTTGAGTTCATTAACCTCTTGTTTGCGGAAACTATTACTGGAGAAAAAAACCAGATGCTCGGTAGTATGGTCTGCTGTCGGGCGAAGGATAGCCATGGCCTGCTCGTCGGGAATCTGCTGCTGACGATGGGCCTCAACAACCTCCGCCATGAGAGGAATGTGAGCTTCGATGTGGACGGCATGGTTCTGACTGTCATGGACCAATTGCTGAATGCCCTGACGTAGGTTACCGTTTTCAAGATTGGCAATGTCAAAGTCAACAACACGGCGGGGTCCTTTGTCTGCCACAAATAGATTTACTTTCTGGTATCCTACCCCCGGGATGCCCGCGACAACCGCGCGGAGTGTGTTCTCCTTACCCTTCTCGTCCATCAGGGAGTAAAGCTCCATCAGTTGTTTGGAGGCCATTTCAGTCATAACAGGGCTACCATCACCCATAGCCCGCATGGCAGTAACCTTGAGGAACTGGCGCATACGTTCAACACTCACTCCACGTTTTGCGCAACGCTTCCTGAACTCAAAAGCAAGCTTTCCACCCCTGTCTCCCTGAGTAAGAAAGGGAGATACCGCCCGACGATATTGCTCTGTCAGCAACTTGTTGTATGGGGTGTAAAACAACTCCAAGGCGGCGGCATTCAAAGTTGATTCTTGGCGGGCTTGCTGCACAACCTCAGTTGCAGAGCGGGCCTGTCCGTCAGGGTTTTGACCGCGAGTGCGATAGCTTCCAGTATTATTTTGGAGGGTCTGACTCATCAAATTGTAAACGGGAAGTCCCTGAGTAGCAACGCTTGGAGGCTGAAGCTGAATGGGAGTTAACCCACTTGGTATAAAAGAATACGGCCCAACTTCGATGTACTGGAAGTCTTGTATGGCTTCAGAGTCACCCTGAAGCTGGATGAGACCAGCGGCGATAGCAGCCTGCGCAGCTTGGCAGAGAATCCTGTTGGACACCTGTATCGGGTTATAAATTTTTTGTTTAAGGCCGCGAATCGTATGAAACGTTCCTTGTCCAACTCCGTAGGTAAAAATGACGAAGCACTGGTTGACTTGAGAGAATTTACTGTATCTCTCGTAGAGGAAATTTTTGGCATCCCGTGAACCTATCAGTTGGGTAAACTTGCCGTCAAACTCTTTGTTGTAACCGTAGATCAGTCTTGCGCGGTGGTAAGCAGCTTCGGCGGCATACAAGTCATTCTCTTTAACTTCTCGCTCAAAGTCTTCCCAATGGGATGTCCAGTTCTTCCATTGATCGGGCTTAGTGGATGCCTTCCAGATAGCTTCTTTGACAGCATCAATATTCCACCCTACTGCTTTGGCGGCTTTGGGGTTACGAATATGCTCATACAGTTGACTTACAGGCATGGTCCTTTGGACAATTGCCAGTTCCACAGAGTAATCTGACACTTTTGTGTCGCGCGCCACTTTGAAGTCCTTCAGTCCACAAGGCTCCCAAAAAATTGTCCGCTCATCGGGCCACATGGCAATACCAACCCCATCGCCAACAAACTCGCGGGAAAGGAGTTGCATGTTGTAATGAAAGTCACACCATTCCTTGATCATCCAATCAAACTCCTCAGAGATGATCTCCGAGTCCTCATTAGCGTCTCCATCGTAGGACTCCATGATGACGTTGGCAATACGGGGAACCCCATTCTGAAGTTCAATATACGGAGCAAGAGCAGCCTCCATAATGGCGGATGCTTCTCCGAAATTTGCGTTAACCACATGAGTTAGGCCCTTAGACCGCAGTTCTTCACTGTTATAAGGGGCCTCGCCATTTACCAATGCCTGCGCGCGCGCGCGTAAATATGAAGCTTCTTCATCCTGCTCAATGTACTTGTTAGATATTGAGATAAGATTGTCATTAGACTTGATCCTCTTCTTTGGAGGAGAGCCACTCTCTGAGAGATTCTCTAACTGTGTGTTCGCGTTGGAAACCATTGGTAGTTAATACATTAAAAGCAACCTATATGAAAGTCAATTCTGAACCGATTCTTCAGGTGTCGGATTTGGGGCGGGCAACGGAACTACAACCGCATTAGTTCCCTCCCATGTGAATTCACGGGAAGGACTGACGATAGCGCGAGGACCGTTGTCTTGCGCGGCGTCGAGCGATTGATTGAGGGCCATAGCCGTTGTTGACTGGAGTTGGACTAGGCCAGCAACCGTTTGTGGGCCGAGGTAGTTTAGGACAGCCGTCAGCCTGTCATCGGGGAGGTTCCAGACAGCGGCGTGGGCGTTGTTGAGGCTGGTCACAAGCAGTTGGCCGTACCACGTTGTTCCCTGCGCTGCGCGTGAGATATTAGCTAGGTCAGACTCAAGCTGAGTCTGTGGGACGAGTTGCGCGTGAATTGTTTGCGCTAGGGCGATAATGGAGATGAGGATTAATTTTTTCATAGTTCTTCAATGGATGCAGTTAATAGGGTTAGCGTTGTTGCGGTTGCATTGCTGGAAGATTGACAAACTTGAAAACTGGCCGTTCCTCCATTAGTTCCAGTAGCAACCATTACAAATGCAGTTGCCTGCTGCGGCAAAGCGGCTCCACCTCGCGTGAATAGACGAAGGTTATTTGTATTTGTAGTCCAAGCTGGCGTAAATGCGCCTGATCCTATCATTGCGACACCAGATCCAGATGTGTTCGTTGCATTTGTATATGCCAATGCAGAAGGCCACTGAATACGCACATCATATCCACCTGCTTGCTGGTCAATAATTGCCGAGACAGATACCATGTAAGTTTTATTGGCAGAAACCGTCCACGACATACCAGTAATATTTGTAGGCGTGATGCTATTAGAAAATGCCACATTGGTAGCGTTTAAATATGTCTTCCTGTTTGCTGCAAACGTATTCCATGTATTACTTGCGGTACAGACATAAAAGTTAGTAGCATCGTAGCGAATGTCGCCAGCGGTTCCTGCGGCAGTCGAATTGGTTGGTGCTATTCCTTGCAGACGGTGCTGTGCGTCCATTACTGTGTAGTCCGAATCGTCCGCTAGACGCGCTTGAAAGAAATTCGTATTCCGCTTCAGCGCAGGAAAGCCCGTTGTAGATCCACCAAATTGAATACGATTAAAACCAGTCCCGCCAGAATCCAACAAACGAATAACGCCACTTGATACGTTACCAACAATCGAAGAATTACCTTGAAATGTTATACTGGTAACAACTGAAAGTCCCGCTGATAATGTTACGGCTCCAGCAGTGGATATTGTAGCGCGAGTTGTGCCGTCAGTTTGTAGTTCCAAAGCCCTAGCCGTCCCGCCGCCGCTTCCCTTCTCAGTTCCAATGGTCAGCACATTGTTTGTCCAAGCAATTCTTCCACGTTCATAATTCGTGGAGTTGGAGTAGGTATTGTAAATGTTGTAGGTCTGGGCATTTGTGCCGTTGCGGGATGCGAGGGTGTTGGCGGCGTCTCTTAATAATACGGTGTCTAAAGTTATGTTTGTGGTCACGCTGCCAGACGAACTCCAACCAAATTGTCCAAGGTTCCACATACCCGCACTGCCAGACGAACCGTTTACGGCAAATGCTGATGCACCAGCCATCATTCCGCCATTTGCCGCGACTAAAAATGACCCGCTTGAAATGGACAGACTCGGCAACGTCGAAACAAACGTGGAGCCACCCGTTCCATCGGCAACGAGGAGACTGTTGCTAGAGGCACTACCAGAGAACGGCGCGGGAAGGTTAGAGGCAACGGTCACGCCCAGATTTGTGCGAACTGTTGGAGCGTTTGTCCCGAAACTTAGGACATTGCTGAACGCAATACGATTGGTGAAAGCCAACGCATTGGTGTTCGTCGGGCCAATGACCACGTTGTTTGTGCCATAGACTAGGTCGCGCACCTGTGCTTGCGATCCACATATGAAGGACATTAAAAATATCAATGTGATGATTGTGCGTATTAGGCTTCCACTATCATCAATAGTGAGACGCCAGCGGCTTCCGTTGGGTGATTTCATAATTACTCCTTTTGTGGCATCAGTTACTTCATAGTCGCTTGCCTGTTGCGTAAGGGCCACAGTCCCTGTCGCGTTGGGAAGCGAAATCGCCCGTGCCTCTGTGGCTGTGCCTGTCAGTGTGGTGCGGGTTGCGCTGACGCCGAGTTCAATGCTGCCCGTGCCGCGAGTATTGATGGAACCCCCACCATCATAAGTGATGATTGATCCACCTACATCAAACTCTCCACCGTAAATCAAGATAGAACCGCCATCTCCTCCTTCGCCGCCCTTAGTGTCTATTGTTCCACCAGCCTTTGAGTAGTTATCATTTGTATTATAGTAGCCATTCGTCAAAATGTTTCCGCCGCCATTGCTTGTATCGATTGATCCACCTGATCCAGCCGATCCTCCCGCTGTAGTAATGTCGCCACCATCACCATTGCCTCCCGACATAGTAAGCGATCCGCCTTTGTTATCCCCAGAGCCAATCGACGTTATCGATCCGCCTGTTCCGCCTGATTGATTGCCACCAGACAAATTTATAGAGCCAGCCGCCGCCCCACCTCCAATGAGGCTAATACTTCCGCCGCCGCCATCATCTGCCGCCCCGCCCGACAAATTTATAGAGCCAGCCCCACCACTTGTATTATCACCATCAAGTTCTTGACTTCCACGCAAAGTAATTGACCCACCAGAACCTCCCGCTCCGCCAGACAAATCAATACTGCCACCAACGGTTCCCGCATGGCCGTATCCGTCATCGTCTAAGGCGTCACCACCCGACAGGTTAATAGAACCAGCCGCACCACCCACTCCATAAGTTGCGTTAGCGTTGCCACCAGACAGGTCAATGGTTCCTCCCGCTCCTCCGCTAAACGCACCAGCAGTAGTCCCGCTTTTGATAATGTTGACGATGCGGGAGTCGTTGCCCTGTGTAGCCGTTCCTGCGGTTGTGCCATAACTAACCGCCAATGTGCGGTTGGCCGTGAGATCGCCGCCACCTGTCAGTCCTGTGCCAGACGAGATGGTGCGTGAGGTGCTTACCGCGCCAATATCAGAAGGTGTTGCCGTTGCTCCAATAGTCACCCGCCCCTTGGTGTCTACCGTGACTTTGGTATAGGTTCCCGCGCTGACGCCAGTAGTCGTTAAAGTTGGATTGGGATAGGTTCCCGTAAGGTCTCCTCCAGCCGCACCGCTGGGTGCTGTGGAGATGGTTCCCCATTCAGGGGCTGTGGCTCCGCTGTTTACTTTAAGAACCTGTCCAGCGGTTCCAATTGGGAGTCGTTGTGGTGTGGTTGCCCCCTGATACAGCGTATCACCCTGAGTGGTGAGGGTTGAAAGACCTGAACCAGCAGGGCCAGCAGGGCCGCGCTCAATGACCTCAATGACCTCTACTTCTCTTTCTATGATCTCAATGACCTCTTGGCTCATCGGGCAATCTCCTGATAAACCTTGACCTTACCTGTAGCGAATGCAATGTAGGTATAGCCAGAGTATATCTCAATTTCGTAGACGTTGTCGCCTACTGTGAGGTTAGAAGCTTGTGTTGCTGTTATTTCTATTTCGATTGTTCCAGCGGTTCCTCCAAGTGTGATCCCGCTTCCAGAGGTCAATGTGAGCAAGGTGGCACTATCCTTCGCGCACTCACGAATAACCATGGTGGCCCCGTAGCCAGTAAGATTGAAGGGAACATTGGACTTCCCCTTGCAGGACTTTGTCAGATAACGAAACTTCGCCGTCCAAGTTTTTCCTTGGACGATATCGATATCTCTCTCAAGTCTCCAGTAGTTGGTCATTTAAATAGCGGGATTCTGAAAGAAGTATTACTGCCGTTTGTAAAGACATTGACTTCCATCCAAGCAACAATGGTGTTAAATGCCGCTCCAGCAGGAGTAGTATTGGTTTGAAATACAGCAGCTTGGAAATTTGTGGTGTTGCTATTGGTGAGGGCTGGGAGTGGTAGGCCTAAATTGGTACGGGTGACTGCAATATTGTTAGACGTATTGGTGCCAGAGAACTGGATTGCCTCTACATAAGATATGTTGTGATAAAAATTCCACTGTCCAGATTCGCGGATAAACTTAACAGCTTCATCAAATCTGCTGAGAGTTATTAAATTGTTAGTAGACCCAGCCTGTCTAATTACCGTGGTTGTGTTTGTGTTTCCCCTGTGGATAACTGTCGCTTCGTCTCCAGCAAATGTTGCGGCGTTGGTGGGGAGAATAATTGTATTGGATATGCCAGCTACATTGGTAGCCAATGAATAAACATAGAGATTACGGGCATTGGTGGCATTGTTTGTTTGTGATGTGACGATTACTGTAAGGTCCTGAACCAATGTCTGAATCGGGGCCACTTGCCAGAAGTTGGTTGGGCTTACCACTTCTCCGTTGGTGTTGTATAAAACGGGGTTTGTTCCACTGCCATAGAGAGAGGTGTTGAATCCTGCCGTGTTGGTGTTGGTGAGCCACGTTGCTCCGAGGCCAATCGCCGTCCTGAAGTTGGTTACATTTGTGTTAGTGAGCCATGTGGCACCGAGGCCGATGTTGGTGCGGGATTGAGCGGTCACTGTGCCATTAGTGGAATAACCCACAAGCGTGACTGAACTTTGCGGAAGACTAACTGTGATATTAGAAGTTGCGGCTCCAACAAAGGTGGTGCGGGTTCCGCTAACACCCAGTTCAAGAGTTCCAGTGCCGCGAGTGTTTATGGAACCGCCGCCATCGTAGGTGCTGATTGATCCGCCATCATCGTCCCCCCCACCAGACATATTTAATGTTCCACCAGAAGTGAAATCAGAACCGCTGGAAATTAAGCTACCACCTTGGCCCTCATTATAGCCGCCGTTTAAACTTATTGATCCTGCGTTTCCACCGTCACCCGAATAAGCGTTGCCACCAACCATTGAAATCGTTCCGCCACCTCCTCCTGACCTGTTTGTATCCGCTCCAGACTCAACAATTCCATCCTGATTAGAAATACTGCCTGCCTTAATGTTGGCAATCCGCGCATCGTTTCCTTGGCAAAAAGTATTGGTAGCTGTGCCAAAATTTGTGTTGGTCAAAGCAGACCATCCCAAACCAAGGTTAGTGCGAACTTGAGCGGCGACCGTATTGGTCGAAAAGTTGAAGGCATTAGTCCAAACCACATTGGTCGCGGCTACGATGCGCCCGTTCGTGGTGAAGCCGAGCAGTGATGTGGCGGCGTTGGTATTGGTCAGGGCCGACCAGCCGAGGTTGATAGCTGTGCAAAAATTGGAAGCGTTGGTATTAGTTAGTGCAGACCAGCCGAGGCCAAGGTTGGTGCGGGTGGTAGCGGCGTTATTTGTTGTAAAACCAAGTGGCCTGCCAACGCTCAAAATGGTTGAGTTGCCCCAATTTAGCACAGTATTGTTGCTGTCATCGATAAGCAGTTGCTCCTCAAGGTTTAGACCGCCGTTTGTCGGCGTTACATAAAATATGCCTGATCCATTGACGATTGGCCCGCCCAAAAAACTAACATCGTTTTCAAAACGCAGCGTATTCGTCCCCGTATTGGCGACCACTTGACCATTGGTGGTAAAGCCAAGCAGTGATGTTGCGGCATTGGTGTTGGTCAACGCAGACCAGCCGAGGTTGATAGCTGTGCGGAAGTTTGTGACGTTGGTGTTGGTCAACCAAGTCGCGCCGAGGAGTAGGTTGGTGCGGGTGGTGGCGGCATTGGAGGTATTGTTAAAAGCTATCGGGCGATAAAAACTAACAGTATTTCCACTCCAAAGTAGGCCAGTTGTTCCGTCATAATTTAAGCTGCCTTCTGCTAAATCTACAATGGACTGCCCTACGCTGATTGTTGAATCTGTTGAAATAATTACATCTCCAACCCGTATTGCATTCGTGAACGCCAGCGCATTCGCCCCCGTATTGGCGACTACTGTGCCGTTGGTGGTGTAGCCAAGTAATGATGTAGATGAATTGGTATTTGTGATAGCAGACCAGCCAACAATGTTTGTTACGCGAATATTTGTAAGATTAACTGCATTACTTGATGCAAGATTGGTTAACACCGCAGAAGACGGCTGAAATGCGGATGCGGCGTTTGTGGCGGCACTGCCCAACCCCAATCCAGAACGAGCATTGGTGGCATTGGCACTCCAGAAGTTGGTGGGCTGAACAACCGCATTGTTAGTTCCGACAAGAACATTGCGGGTTTGCGAGTAGCCCGAAGCAACCAAGGCTGCTGAAATAATAAGAGAGAAAAGTGTTTTCATTTTACATTAATCGTTTCCAAACCCTTTTTGTTCCAGTTTGACTTGCATAGTCATTGGGTCTGATCACAAATGGATCGTTTGTTGCATCCGTTCCGTTGGTCAATTGATAGATAGCAGGGATTCCGCTGATTACCAAAAATATTACAATCCCTACTGCGTAAGTTCCGCTGACTGTATTGAGTCCATCCAAGTCTGTGGCCGCTCCACCAATCAGTCCAGTAAGTGATGGCTCCACCCGAAGGATATTGACACTAGGGGTTTGAATCGGCGTTGAGCTAACACCGATAACACTGGACGATGGAATGGGGATGCAGATCTTGCTCATCGGGTTACCTCTGGGGAAATGATTACGTTACCTTGCAAAATCCTAGTAACAATAGAACCAGAAGTCAATTCAAGATCATAAACGGCGTTTTGGCAAACACTTAGACTTGCTGTGTCGCTGGCGGATATAAAAAGATTGATGGCCCCCGTTGTGAAGTCTCCAGATGTTCCAAGGGTTATTCTTCCATTGCCTCCGCCAGTTGTGGTAGATAATTCAAGAATTATAGCTTTGGATTCGGGCTTTGACCGAATCTGCATTTTGGCCGAATAGCCAGTAAGATTGACTGGGGCCGATGGCTCGCCAGTCTCATAGAAAAGCGTCTGACTAAAAGTCGCTCCCTGAAAAATGCAAATGTCAGCTTCAGCAATAGGTAGTTGCGCCATAAATGCCAGATAGAATCTACCAATTCCTCTTTAAAGTCAAGTTTTGTTTAAGTTTCTTGAATGACTCCTTGTTAACTCGCTTCTTCTCCTCTATGGCTTCACTGCCTGCCATAGCACCAAATACTTTGCGGGCGACAAAAAGCCCTACAGCAAATGAATCAAATAAATCGGGGGACTTGCCGATCCGTTTTTTCATGTCCATTTTTGACTCAATGATGATCTTTCTTGTTCGACGCGCATATTTTCGTTGGGTCATTTCCCACGCCAAATCAGCAGTTATTCCCTTAAGTTGTTCACATTCAAGGAAATATCTAGCAACAAAGCAAAGTTCGCTTGCCATGTTGTGGAACAATTCCTTGCCAACCTGAGGTTTGCCCGTAGCTTCGTTCCTCATGGCGTACTGCGCGCTTACAGGGAGATCAGAGGCCGCACCCGCAAAGGATACAGCATGCCATCCTCTAAGTAGCTCCCTTTCTCCAATAGACCAGAATATGCCTCCAGCAGAAGCATCCACTCCCATCCATTGGTTGGGTATTCCTAATTTAGCACCAAGATCGTGAATCTGTTGGATCATTTCATACTGAAAGTCTTCTTGGCTTCCAGCCCGACGATTTAACACATACTGTTTCTCAACAGCTATTGCCCATTTGCCGCCAACTACCCTTCCATACTTCATGTGCGTAAACACAAATCTGTCGCCTCCCTCAGTGTAGCTTGGGTCAATTCCAGCTATATCTTTCGGAGTCCCCTCCCATATTGGTCTCTCCAAAGCCCCGTGACGGGATAAAAGTATATCAGATACAATTGTGGAATCGTCAGCATCTGCTGGTGGCCAGAATCCCCTGAACTTTCTCCAGTACTGGGGATTGAGTTCTCCAAGTTCTTTTTTGGCTATGGCTATGTCGTTAGGTTTGGGGAGGAAGGGATAGCGGAGTCCTAGTCCTTTTTCGGCTGCCTGTTGGTTGGGGTTGTCTTTTTCAGAGTCAAACCGAATGCAAATACCCTCAATACCAGCAACCCGTATTTTCCAGTTTGGGGTATCTTCGTCCACACTCATCCATCCCTTGATGGGTTCACAGAACCTACCGTGGGGATCAAATATGGAGGCGGGGTTACCAGCACCGACAACGTAGAGTTCTTGCGCGCCTTTGAATCCCCAGATTGCCTCATTGATTACAGAGGCAGAGCAGTCTTGCAACTCGTCAATGATCAATACAATGCGGCGATTCTTTTTACCCTGTAGCCTCTTTTGGGCATCATCCTTGTACTCGTCGCCAGCAGCCAAGAGCATAATGGACGAAGCATCGCTTACGCCTGTCATGGAATCGATGATGGTCCCCTCCTCTTCAGACAGCTTGATGATGTCCATGGATTCAATCAGGCGACCGGGGGAAATGCTTAACGCCCTTGCCTCACGGTACATTTTGACTAGTGCTGCCCAGATACGCTGCTTTGCGTCTATTTTGCTCGTAGATACCACAATGCACATCGTGTTGATTGGATCGCAGAACCAATTGACCAGTGCAAATGCGGCCATTCCGTAGGATTTGCCTGAGTCAGTACCACCCGCCAAACCCGTAACACTTCGGATGAATCGATTGCCAGAGGCTTCGTCTACTTCATGGACGTTGGTACAGAAGGCTTGGGCTGATAATTCTGCCCACTTGTGCCACTGGAAAGTTGGCCAGATGGCCGAAACAACATTTCGATAGTGGCGGGCCTTTCCGAGTCCACCCTCTTCTTCTGTAAGGCCAAGCAAAAATGCATCCATTTCAATACGGAGCG